GATCCAGTTGTAGATGTATAAGTGCAAGATGTTAGAGCTGTTCCAAGTGGAGTAATATCATAAAAAGAACCTTCATAATAAATAACTAGTAATTTTGAAGTTCCTATTGCTGCATATCTTTTACCATCTAATGCTGTCCACGTATGCTGGTCGCGCGCTGGACCTGCCAAGGTGCTAGCAACGAGTTGCTGAAAGCCACCTATCTTTTGTGGTTCGCCATAACGAAATCTTATATTATCACCATCAATCCATTGCCCTTCGGCTCCGGTTGCAGTTTGTTGTTTATTAAATCCAGGCTTAAATTGTATCTTCTGTAAAGGCATAAGCCTTCCTTTATATAGATTATATTAGTAAATGCACTACTTTTTTGGCAATATTATATTCAATTCTATGCTTTTAATCAATTCTATATTCATGAAACTAGTGTAGCATTAATAGAATATTTATTGAATTAAACTAAAGTTTAATCCAATATCTTTCCTCTCGTGGTGCCGGTTCGGCAAAAGGATTTGGTCTTACTAGTGGTGCTTCTAAGTATCCTTACGATATAGAATTTTTAGTAGTGGCTGGTGGAGCTGGAGGTGGTGGTGCAACAGCTGGTAGTGGTTCTGGAGCAGGAGGTGCCGGAGGATATAGAACATCTACTCAATCAATAACAGGAACAAAAGTAATTACAATAACAGTAGGAGATGGTGGAGCTGGTGGATCAACTGGTCCAAATATAGGTTCTTCAGGAAATAATTCAGAAATTTCAGGAACAGGTTTAACGACAATTACTTCTGCTGGTGGTGGCGGAGGTGGACATGCTTCTGGTGCTAATGGAGTAAGTGGAGGTTCTGGAGGTGGAGGTGGAGGAAATGGTGGTGTCACTGGTGCTACTGGTGGTTCTGGAAACACTCCAAGTACATCTCCTTCACAAGGTAATAAAGGTGGAGATGTAACAGCTGCACAAGGATATGGTGCAGGAGGTGGTGGTGCAGGTGGTGCAGCACCAAATGGTGGTACTGGAGCACCAATAAGTCCTGGTGGTATTGGAACAGCAAATTCTATAACTGGAAGTTCAGTAACTTATGCTGCAGGAAATAGTGCTGGAAATAATCAACCAGGTTCTGCGGGTACAGCTAATACTGGAAATGGTGGACAAGGTGCTGGACAAGACTTTAATGGTGGAGCTGGAGGAAAAGGAGTTGTTATATTAAGTATGCCTGACAAAAATTTTTCAGGAACAACAACAGGTTCTCCAACAAGTTCACTTTCAGGTGTAAATAGAATATTAATATTTAATGGTTCAGGGAGTTACACAGCATAATGGCATCATTCGCTAAAATAGAAAATAATATTGTAATAGCAGTTCACTCCGTTGTTAACGAAGTACTAAAAGATTCAAATGGAGTAGAACAAGAACAATTAGGAATTAATTTTTTAAGAACCCTTTACAATGAACCTAACGCTATTTGGAAACAAACTTCTTATAATACAATAGGAGGAATTCATTCTTTAGGAGGAATACCTTTTAGAAAAAACCATGCTGGCATTGGTTACCAATACGATTCACAACGTGACGCTTTTATATCTCCAAAACCATTCAATTCGTGGATTTTAAATGAACAAACATGTAATTGGGAATCACCAATACCTTATCCAGTAACAAATACACAAAACAGGTTTGACCAATTAGGTAAACCTATAAATGATTTTTATTCTTGGAACGAATCTACTTTATCCTGGGATCTAGTAACTAAATAATTTTTTTATAAAACCTTTAAAACTTTTTTCTTCGTAATATTTAATACACTCTGCAATTGTTTGCTGTCTTATATACTCGTCTCTAATTTCTCGTGACGAGGGCCTTGGTAATTCACTTTCCCAACGATCTATAGTAAAATCACCAGCGGAAGTTAAATCGTAGCTAGCGCCGGGTGCTAGGGACTTCATGACCGTATTAATGCCCCAAGAAAAACCATTCTTGTTTGTATAAGCTTTAATAGTTTTTTCTATAGATAATTTCATATTATAAGTTCAGTTAAATTTTTATTATTTCCGATTGCGCCTTTAATAAAGACATTAAACGCTAAACTTATTCTAGTATTAGTTCCTTCCTTCGTTTCAACCATATGAGTAAGTGAAGATGGGAACATTATAATATCACCTGTTTTAACAGGAAACCACCAAGATTCAGAATTCCATAAATTCCAAGTTTTAATTTCAGGTTTTATCGTTTTATAACCATCATTAAAAAATTTAATCTTATCTAATTCTTTATGACAATTTATATAAAAAACTCCAGATACTAATGAATTAGGATGAGCATGTTTATGATGAAATTGATTTGTTTCAGTATAATTTAACCAAGATTGCGTAATGTAAGGAGTAACTGCATCGGTTGAAGATATTACTTTTTTAAAATAATCTTTTACTCTTAAATCTAATTCTTTTTTAATATTTAAGAATGGTTTTTCATTTAAAATATAATTATTATTAGATGTAATATTTCCTTCATTTTTATAAAAATCTTTTTTATTTTTATCTACGAATTTTAATTCTAAGGGTGATAATGCTCTATCTAATTTAGACATATAGATAGGTGTTGGAAATATTCCGTTAATAACTGCTTCTTTCATTCTAACTTTTTTTAAACTATTTTAGATAGTTTGTAAAGTCCAAGATTGAGTTTCTTCGTTCCAAGTATACTTATTTTCATTATCAGGTTTAGAAATAGGAGATTCCCAATTACATGTTGTTTCGTTTAAAATCCATGAATTATAAGGTTTAGGTGGTATAAATGCATCTCTTTGAGAATCGTAAGTAAATCCTATTCCTGCATGGTTTTTTCTAATGTTATTATTATATGAAGTTTGAACCCATACAGAATTAGGTTCATTATATAATGTTTTTAAAAACTGAACACCAATAGATTCCTGCTCTAATCCATTTGAATCTTTTAATACTTCATTAACCACAGACTCAACTGTAATTACTATATTATTACTGTTTAATTTTGCAAATGAGGCCATTATGCTGTGTAACTCCCACTTCCGTTAAATTGTAATATCGTTTTTGAACCTGATGTTGTAACTGTTGGAGAACCAGTTGTTGTAGATGAATATGCAGAAGTTGAAATACTTAATATAACAACTCCTTTTCCTCCATTACCACCAGTAATATTTGCACCACAACCCCCTCCTCCTCCTCCAGTATTTGCTGTGCCTGCTACAGCATTAGTTCCAGCAGTAGTTCCACCAGCTCCGCCTCCATCACTTGCTGTACCTCCACTTACGGGTGCAAAACTTGTACCTCCTCCTCCACCTGCTCTTGATACAGATGAACCAGTTATTGAACTAGCTGTACCAGCACCACCATTTCCACCTTGAGATCCACTTGCATCACCACCAACGGCACCAGCTCCACCGCCACCACCACCTGATCTAAAAGTTGAAGCATCAGTAGTTCCTGAACCACCATTATTTCCTTGACTTGGTACTGTACTTGGAGTGTTTCCTGCAGCACCTGGTTTTGTTTGTGCTCCACTTGGAGTAGTAGAAGATCCACCACCTGAACCACCAGTTCCACCCAACTCATTTGGAGCATTTACTTCTGCACCTCCAGCACCACCTCCAGTAGAAGTGATTGTTGTTAAACCTGTTCCTGAAATTGAAGAATTTGAACCATTTGTTCCTTTTGCTGCACTAACTCCTAATCCACCATCTCCAACTGTTACTGTAATTACTGTTCCTTTTGCTACTTTTTGAGTTGATGTTCTATATCCTCCTGCACCACCTCCGCCTCCAACCCCATTACCTCCTCCACCACCCCCTCCAGCTATAACTAAAAAATCTATTGATCGATCAACTTCACCACTAGTAAGACCAAATCCTTTTGCCGAACCGGCACCACGAGAGGAAAGAATAGGCATTATATAGTCTCCTATTTAAATTGTGTTAATGCTGCTAGTACTGTGTATGTTGATGCTGCTGTTTTAAGAGCTGTGTATGTGTAGACATCATTAGATGAAGCGTTTCCAGCTGTTGGAGCACTTCCACCTTGATAAACTACTGTAACGTTTGTAGTTGTGCCATCAACTTGTACTACGTTATTATAAAATGTTGTGTTGCCTTGTTTTGTAATTAATGCAACTGTTGCAGATTCACCTACA